GGTTTCTTGGTCACGGCTTGCGGTCACGATCGGTGTAATGCCATCAGACACATCTGTTGGTTTAGATGGTGATGTTAAAGGTGCTCGCTCTTGTTGTTTTGATATTAGAGGTTTTGATTCTCCAACAACTTGCCTAATATTTTTTGGTCCGTATGCCACTTACTTGCGTTTTATATAAATAGTTGCATTAAACAATTTATGCATCATCTTCATCTACATCTCCACTAGCAAAATCAATACCCTCCTGATCAATAGAAGTAGCACCAAAGTCTGCTTCTTCTTTGGGTGAAAATCTGTTTGGTGGTGTTGCGTTTTCGGTCAAGTCTCCTGCATCAACAGCGTCTGTGTATGCTTGTTTACCAGCTTCTACTGTGTCTAGAGTAGGTTCTGGAGAGGCTGGAAGACCTAATGGTTGTACTAATAAATATTTGAATTCTGTTTTACCAGACGTATCCCACACTGGCTGCTGTACAAGACTTTTTGCAATTCCAGCTACTGTCACATTGTTAGGTGGTATTGTGTATGTAGAGTGTTTTTCGGATGCTATATCTCTATTTGGTACAAGTTGTAGTTTCATTTTTGTAATAGCACATCTAGGTTCTCCATATGCAAAATAGGGTTGTGGTACATTTTCAGCAGTACCTTCTACACTAAACAAGTTATTGTATATATCGCTCTGATTCCAATTTTTTGATATAGCAGAATCATCATTTCTCGATGGTGTGTCGTTTGCAAACCTTACAGTTATAGATATTCGTCTGGTTCCTATTGGAATATCAATGTCTCTACCTACAGCAAAAAATGCTTCAGCTCCAGCACCCTGATCAACTGCCAGATTTTTACGCTTATCATCTACAATATCTTTATACCAATCGTTTTCTCGTATCCATGTGTCTTTGGGATATCCTTTGTTCCATTGTGAATAAAACGATCCATATCTTTTTGCTAAAAATCTAATATTAATGTCATCAACGTTAGGAGACACTGCTCCAGTAAACTGTCCAACTGTAACACCTCCTGGACCGTTACTACTCTCTATTACAGACTTATCAAACATTCCTAAACCACTTTCGGGTTCTTCTGATAAAAGTTTAAATAGTGATTTTGTGTTAGTGTATTTTTGGCCATAGAATAAAATGTCATGGCCTGAGTCATTATCATCGTCATCGTCAAAAAAAGCATATATTGGAAACAACATTAATCCAATGTCTACCTTCTCTTTCACAGCCCATAAGTCTATAGCTTGAGGTCCTTTAAGAGTTTCTTGTTTTGTTTCTATAAGTTCTTGATTAAAGTATGTTATGTCTATTTCTGTAGTATCGTCTGTACAAGGTATTATTTCGATTGGAGTTAGTGGATCACATGTTATTGGTGCAATACCTCCTCCAGCTAAAAAGTTTTTATATGATTCGTAATCATAAACAAGCCATGGATAATCCACAACATCTCCATTTTGTATCACTCTAATCTTATATCTACTCAAAGCAATTCCAACATATGAGAAGAATTGTGCTGTCATATAATCAACACCTCCTACTTGTCCGTCTACTAAGTTAGCTACTTCACTTATGTCGATAGTTTGGGTAAAATCATGCTCCTCATCTTCGTTGAATTCAATTAAGTCTCTTGTAAAATAGCTTGTTGGTCTTACCCCTTTTTTTAATTCCTCTTCTAGTGGATAAAATCCTTGACGTACTGATTCATTTCTGTTATAACGATCAATAAACGCTGGTGCTGGAAAGTATCCTTGTGGAGCATTTTCGTTATCTATATCTTCGTTTGGAATAATACTTGCTCTCTGTGCTACACTAGCATAATTAAACCAATCAGATATCTTAGCTTTCATTGCATCAGAGGTCGGTATGTCTAAATTTAACAAGTCTGGTTCTTTACTAGACCATAAATTGTACATTGGATAAAATAAGTTCCATTTATTTATCTGTGTGTTAAATCTAAAAGGAAGAGGTGGTGTGTAATCTGGATCAGTGACTGGAATTACTGGATAGTCGCTAGTGTATCTTGTCATGGTGTTTGGAGTATATCTTGCTGAGTTGTTTCCAACTACTGATATTATTTTACCACTAGGATTAGTCCAGTTTTCTAATCCAAACTCTCCATCTCCGTTTTTGATTAAATTTGTATACAAGATTGCACTACTGTCTAAATCGATTACTTGCAGTGTAAATGGTACTGTACGTGTTGTGCCAAATTCGTTTGATACCTCACACACATACTCACCTTCAATTTCACCAGTGCATTGTTCTTCTGAAAATTCTATGGCAGTTACACCAAGTCCATCATTTTGATTATTAATTGTAAATAGCGAGTTTCCATCTCTTTTCCACACAAATTGCAAATTTGAAATATCATTTATGTTATTAACATTAGATGGATCAACACAAAAAAACTCAAACCTAACTCGCGTACCCTTTCTTACAGTAAACACATCGAATATAGGATTCACTTGTTTGAAAGCTAAACTACCGTCTGAATCAACTGATGCCCATGTTAGTTGAGAAAAGTTACGTATTGGATGTGAAGTAATTACCGGAGGTTGTGGGTTATCCGGTAACAAAGCAAAGTCCCCTACACGTAGTGCGTCATCTGGTTTAGCTGTTTTTATGTTTACTCTTTGTTTCATAATCTAGTCTAGTGTGGGAGTATATCTACTATAATCTAAATCTGGGTCTGTTACACCTCCACTAACCGTTTCAATTTGTTCTATCTTAATATTTTTTACAACATACTCTACGTTTCTTGAATCATCTTCACCACTTAACGGTGTACCTACAAACGAATCCGCAAATACAACATCGGCTCCTTCTCGCGCTGTTTCAAAGCCATTAATTTTATTTGCTAATGTTGATGGTCGCACACCATATAGGCATACCCTATAATTAGGAT